CGTCGCTCGCCACGCTCAAGGCCGAGGCCGTGGCGGAGCTGGCGCGGATCTCCGCCCAGATGGCCGCGCCGTTCACGGCGGGCATCGACGTGGCCGAAATGGCCGCGTGGCCGATCAAGGAGGCCGCCGCGCGCGCCGTCATCGCGGGGGCCGCGGACGCCGCGCAGACCGCCATGGTCGCCGACGAGGCCGCGCTGACCGGCGAGACCGCCGCCGCCCTGGCGGCCCTGATCGTCGAGCGCGCCGACGCGATGCGCAGCGCCGTCGCCCGCCTGAGCGGGGAGCGGCGACGCGTCTCCGCGCTGATCGCCGCCGCCGCCGACGCGACCGAAGTCGAGGCTGCCATGACCGAGGCCGGCCTCGCGCGCGACGCCTTCCTCGCCGCCCTCACCGCAGGAGCCTGAGCCCATGCCCGCCAACTTCCTCCACGGCATCGAGACGATCGAGGTCACGACCGGCGCCCGGCCGGTGCAGACCGTCCGCAGCTCCATCGTCGGCCTCGTGGGCACGGCGGAGGACGCGGACGCGGCGGCGTTCCCTCTCGACACGCCGGTGCTGATCACCGGCCCGACGCAGGCCGCCGCCCTCGGCGCGGGCGGCACGCTGCGCGACGCCTACGACGCGGTCTGGCGGCAGGGCGCCGCCGTCGCCGTGGTCGTGCGGGTCGCGGAGGGGGTGGACGAGGCCGCGACGCTGGCCAACGTCGCCGGGTCCGTCTCCGCCCAGACCGGGGCGTTCGCGCTGGAACTGGCGGGCTCCGTGGTGCAGCAGACGCCGCGGATCCTCGCCGCGCCCGGCTGGACCGGCCAGCGCCCGTCCGCCGCGGCCAACCCGGTCGTCGCGTCCATGCTGTCCATCGCCGGCCGGATGCGCGCCGTGATCGTCGCCGACGGGCCCGGCACGAACGAAGCGGACGCGCTGACCTACGCCGGCGACTACGGCTCCGACCGGGTCTACATCGTCGATCCCGGCGTGCTCGTCTTCGACCCCGTCACCAGCGCCCCGGCGGAGCGGCCGGCCTCCGGCTACGCCGCCGGCGCCATCGCGGCGCGCGACCTCAGCCGCGGCTTCTGGTGGTCGCCCTCCAACACGCCGCTCAACGGCGTGATCGGCGCGGCCCGCCCGATCACGTTCCGGATCAACGAGACCGAGACCGAGGCCAACCGGCTGAACGAGGCCAAGGTCGCCACGATCGTCCACCAGAACGGCTACCGCCTCTGGGGCAACAGGACCACGGCGACCGACCCGCTCTGGGCGTTCCTGCCGGTGCGCCGCACGGCCGACATGATCTACGAGAGCGTGGAGCAGGCGCTGCTCTGGGCGATGGACCGGCCGATCACCGGGCAGACCATCGCGGACGTCCGCGACACCGTGCAGGGCTACCTCAACACGCTGATCGCCCGCGGCGCCCTGATCGGCGGGCAGGTCTGGATCGACCCCGAGAAGAACACCGCCGTCACGCTGCAGGCCGGCCAGCTCTCCCTCGACTTCGACATCGAGCCGCCGGCCCCGCTGGAGCGGCTGACGTTCACCGCTTCGCGCAACGGCGACTACTACGAAGAGCTCGTCGCCACCCTTTCGGAGGCCTGATCCATGCCCTTCCCGCGCACGATCCGGAACTACAACGCGTTCATGGACGGCGGCTCCTTCGCCGGGCTGGTGACGAAGGCGAGCCTGCCCGAGCTGGCGCTGAGCACCTCCGACTTCCGCGGCGGCGGCATGGACGGCTCCGTCGCCATCGACATGGGGCAGGAGGCGATGGCCGCCGAGCTGGAGTTCAAGGAGTGGTCCCGCGCCGCCCTGACCCGCTGGGCGCGCCCCACCCGCCTCGTCCTGCGCGCCGGCGAGATGGGCGAGGACGACTTCGAGGCCACGCCGCTGGTCTTCACGCTCGGCGGGCGCGTCACCAAGCAGGTCGGCGGCGACCTGCAGGGCGGGCAGGAGAGCCTGCTCACGCTGACCTGGAACGTCACTTACTTCCGGGTCGAGCGCGACGGCGAGACGCTGACGGAGATCGACGTCGAGCGCGCCGTGCGCATCGTCGACGGCACCGACCAGCTCGCGGCCCTGCGCCGCGCCATGGGGGTCTGATCATGCGCGTCCAGAACGTCGCCCTGAACAACGGCCCGGAGGTCGCCGGCGTCCGCATCACGGAGGTGAAGGTGCGCGAGCCCTCCGCCGGGGAGCTGCGCGGCCTCTCCATCGGCGCGATCGCGACGATGGACGTCGCCGCCATGATCCGGCTGCTGCCGCGCATCACCGAACCGGCGCTGAGCGCCGCGCAGATCGAGGCCCTCGGCGCCTACGACTTCGGGGAGCTGGCCGGGCGCGCCGCGGGTTTTTTCATGACGGCGCCGCAGGAGGAGGAGGCCGCGACGCCGCCCCTCTCCCCGACAGAGTAGAGGACGCGATGGCCGACGTCGCCCTGGTCTTCCACTGGCCGCTGTCGGAGCTCTGCGCGATGAGCGCGCGCGAGCTCGCGGACTGGCGCGCCCGCGCGGCGGAGCGGTTCGCGCCGCCCGCCGGGCGCGGCTGAGGGGGGCGCGGCGATGGCCGGCATGGTGGCGAGCCTCCTCATCCGCCTCGCGACGTCGGGCGAGGGCGCCGTGCGGCGCGCCGCGCGCAACATCCGCGATCTGCGCGGCGCGACGGAGGAGCAGCGGCGCACCAACCTCGGCGCCGCGCGCGCCGCGCGGGACGCGGCCAGCGCCCGCCAGCAGGAGGCCCGCGGCGCGGTCCTCGAAGCCGCGGCGCTCGCCTACGGGTTTTCGCAGTCGCTCCGCCCCGCCATCGAATTCGAGAGCGCGATGGCGGACGTCGGCAAGGTCATCGACTTCACGGCCGAGGACTCGATGCCCGCCCTCGCCGGCGTCATCAAGCGCATGTCCACGGAGATGCCCGTCGCGGCCAGCGGCATCGCCGACATCGTCGCCAGCCTCGGGCAGGCGGGCCTCGTCTCCGACGCGCTGTCGGACGGAGAGCGGATCGCGGCGTTCGAGCGCCTCGCCCGCCGCGCGGCGCAGGCGTCCGTGGCGTTCGGGATTTCGGCCAAGGAGGCCGGCGACAGCCTCGCCAACTTCCAGGCGGGCGCCGGCCTGAGCGAGGAGCGGGTGGCGGGCCTGCTCAACACCATCAACCACCTCAGCGACAACATGAACGCCACGGCGCCGAAGCTGCTCGCCGTGACCAACCGAATGCTGACCGTCGGCCTGACGGCGGGCGCGACCGAGACCGAGTTCGCCGCTCTCGCCACCGCGATGCTGCAGTCCGGCGCGGGGCCGGAGATCGTCGGCACGGCGCTCAAGAACATGTTGGGGGCGCTGGGCGCCGGCGAGAACGCCACGAAGAGCCAGCTGACCGCGATGGACGCCCTCGGCCTCGGCGCGGTGGACCTCGCGCGCCGCATGCATATCGACTTCAAGGGCGGCCTGCTGGAGGTGATCGAAGGGCTGCGCGCCCTGGACGACGCCGAGCGCGGGCCGATGGTCGCCATGCTGTTCGGGGAGGAGGGCAAGGCGGCGATCATGCCGCTGATCGCCAACATGGACGGGCTGACCAAGGCCTTCGGCGTCGCGGACGACACGACGCGCAGCGCGGGTTCGATGCTGCGCGAATACCAGACGCGATTGAAGACCACCGACAACGCGCTGCAGCTGATGACCAACGGCCTCAACGTCATGGCGATCAACATCGGCACGGCCGCCCTGCCGCGCCTGCGCGAGCTGGCGCAGTACGTGTCAGAGGCCTCCGGCGCGATCGCCAAATGGGCCGAGGCCAACCCGGCGGAAATGGAGACGGTCGTGGACGGCGTCGGGCTGGTGCTCGCCGCGCTGGTCGGGACGGCCGGCCTGCGCTGGGCCTTCGGGCTCGTGGGGTCCGTCGCTGCGTCCGCGCGCTTCGCGATGATGCTCGCGCTGGGCAACCCGGTCATCGCGGCCGTCGGCGCCGTCGCCACCGCCGTGCTGGCCATCTACACGCACTGGGACAACATCGTCGGCGCCGTGCGCGCGGCCATCGACGCCGTGAAGGAGTTCCACGGGCTCGACGCGC